GAAGAAGGCAAGTAGCTTTAGATTTACAGTTTCGTAAAAAACTGATGACGTTAAACATTTGAGTGACTTAATTGTAAATATAAAAAATACTTATCTTTTAAACAATTAATCTTTCTTTAATTTTTTCTTAAGAAACTTATAGGCTTCGATACCTTCATCACTTTGTAGATATGAATTAATAACAAAATAAGGATCTTGATTAAAAGGAACTGTTAACATTTTCTTTTTGTTTCCAGGCAAATTATAATAAACATCTTTTTCATTGTTTCTAAACGCTATAAAACCTGCATCTAAAAAGCCATGTACTTCGTTTTGTAATTCTAATAAAGGATCGTTTACAGTTTCCGTAAAGTCTTCAGGATTATTTTTAGCATAAATTAATATGTCTCTTTTTAATTCTGGTATAGTTAACGAATTAGCTGTATTTCCCATTAATATTCTAGAAATAGAAATTAATTTTTCTGTAGATAATCCTTTTGCTAATATTTGTGCGTCTAGCTCAGCCACTACATATTCAAGCTCAATAGCCGCATCTTTTTCTTTATTAATTTCTTCAAATAACATTCCGTTTCCAGGATGAAAATGTAAAAATTGTTGTAATACTTGGTTTTCTCTTTCAACAACAAGCATTCCGTCTTCAAAAATAACCGGCTCTATAATAGCATTACCATCTTGCTCATCTTCAAATGGGCTTTTTTGGTTTCTTGCATAACGTAGTGGGCGGTTAACTCCTTGGTCTTCATCAAAATGTAGTAAAGGAGATCGAACAGAGTGTCTTGAGGATAACATATAACAAAGAGGTCTCTCTTCTCTTTTTAATCTATATGCCTTAGTAACTAATTGGGTATTCTTGTTTTTCATTATAATATAATTTAATTTGATTTATAAAAAGTAATAATTACCCCCGTTTTAAAAACGAGGGTAACATTACGGGTATTCTTAGCTTTGGAATAAGAAGAAGTTGTTTGCACCTAAAGTACATACAGCTCTTTCCGATAGGAAGTTTACTTCCATCGCATCCAAGTTAGAAGTCGCAGCACCACCAGCAGAACCAGTAATCCACGTCTTGTAACGTCTGTCTTCAGTTTCTGAAGCTCTATATCTAACATGTAAGAAAGGTCTCTTAGCATTCTTACCTAAGACTTGGTCATAAACCGTAGTTGAACCAGCAGGAACTAAAAGTCCGTTGATTGCACCAGCAGTTACACCACCTCTCATAGTAGGATCGTTAAGGTATTTCCAGTCAGACTTGTAGAAGTCATAACCTCTTCTAAATCCTGTAAACCCAAGATTTAAAGCCATGTCTTTATCATTGTCAAATAAACCATATGATGTACCACCAGCTCCGTAAGAGTTTTGTTTGGATAACATATCGTCTATATCAAATGAGAATTGTCTATTACAGAAAATTACATTTTCTTCAATAGATCCTTGTTTGTCTAATCTCTGAATGATAGAATCAAATGCAGCAAGGTTTTGTGGGTTACCACCACCAAATACATTTCCTCTATTTCCAACTACAAAGAATACACCATCAGATCCACTAATGTTTGCAAGTCCACCACCTACTCCAGCGGTTTGCAAGAAATCTGCTGCACCAGAAGCAGCAGCAGCAGGCACAGCCTCTAGCATTGCAGTTTCTAGATAATCTTCAAATCTAAGTCTTGTTTCGTGCTCAGATTTTAAGTACCATAAATATCCACTAGCACCATTTTCAGTTGTAATTTCTATCCAACCAATTTGAGCCATATCAGATCCTGATACTTGAAATTTATCTTTAATGATAATTGGTTTATTATCAAAGATAAAGTCATCAGCATCGTTAGAACCAATCATTCCAGCTGTTCCTTTAGCAAATTCAGAACCATAAATAAAGATATCACATGAAACACCGTTAGCCATTGCTTGACCACCACCTTCATAGTAAGCAATTTTTACTGTTTGTGCAGCCGCTCCTAAAACTGGAGCCGTTGTTACGATACCTTTGTTCTGTAAATTAGAACCAGCTGTGTTATCAGAAATAACTACAGTTTGTCCAACTCTAAGAGCAGCGGCATTTGCACCTAATGCAGGGTTAAAGTTAGTAAGGTTGTTTGGAATAGTCCAAACTCCACTAATAGCTCCAAGTGCACCAGCTGAAGTACAAGCTCTATATTTAGTATGTAATCTTCCTTGTTCTGCCCATTTAATAAGGTCAGAGTTAGAAGGCATTTCAGCGCCTACCATTCTTAAGAATGATGCTACTGTTCTATTTCCATAACGCTCGAATTCTTTTTCGTAAGTGTCAGGAAGATATTGTTGAACCCAGGTAAAACCTGCGCTCGATAAGTAATTTGTAGACAAGGGCGTTTGTTGTGCGCTTGGCTGCAAATCAAAACCAGGGATTGCATTTACTGCCATAATTTTAATTTTTTTTAATGTTAACTTCTTTTAATACTTCTAATTTTGAGTCCTCTTCCACTATCTGTATTTCCTACGGGCCTTATTTTCATTCCGTCTTTTGTGACGGTTTGAGGAGCCTGTCTCACATCCATATTAATGTTTTTAGATTTTCTAGAAACATTGTCTACAGCGTTTGAAACACCTTGTTCGTAAAAAAATTGAGCAAACTTTTCAGGGTTCATAGCTACTGCTATTGAACGATGATAACCTGATACATCTTCTATTAAGCCATCTTTGTCTGTAAATTTGTTAATAAAATTATTAACATCAGATTGAACATTTTTAAGCTCTTCAGAAGTACCTGGTTTAAAAGTAATATTATTTTCACCAATTTTGAAATCAAAACCTTTGAAATCATTGTTAAAAACCTCATTGGTTTTATTTAAGAAATAATCATACTTTCTTTTTTGAGTCTCCTCGGTAGTCTTAGATTCATCAATGTAACTCTTATAAGCATTTAAATTTTCTTGTTGTTCAGCAGACAATCCATCCCCACTCGACTCAAGCGGAACTTTATATTTATCTTTTTGTTCATTCAAAAACTTTTTAGCTTTCGCAAGTTCTCTTTTTTTCGCTAATTTTACTCTCTTAATATCTTTAGGCTCATCAATGTCTTCGTCAACACTAAATTTGTCTTCAATAATATCTTGAATGTCTATAGCATCTAGACCTTCTTCAGTCATACCATAGTAATTAGCTAGTACATCATCGTCGTCCATATCACTGTAGTCTTTTTGTAAATTATAAAAGTCTGCAATTCCACGTCCGGTTTCTTTTTTGTACTTAAAATACGCAGATACATCTTCAGGTAATTCCTCATTTGCCTCTTTTTCCGCAAATAATTCATCTACTGAATTTATATCCTTATTATATCTATTCTTAATATAAGAAAGAACGTCTGTGTCATTTAACTCTGGCACGGGAGGTTTTTCGTCTTCAACTAATTCAGTCTTAGAACCTTCAGCCGGAGCTGACATGTCTATTTTATCTATTGAATCTGTTGGTTCTGCTGAATCTTCAAACTTTTCTTCATGCTTTTTAAGCAATTGCTCTTCGATTTCTGCACGGGATTTTTCTTCAACAACCCCTAAATCTCTTACTTTTATTTCCATTTGATTTAATTTTTTATAAAGTTAAACATTTATATATATTTATTTTAGGCTATCTAGGCTCAAATTCAGCAAGATCAAAACCATCCAAACTGTCTTCGTTTGATTCAAAATTAATTGCTGGCAAATCTCTTTTCTTTTGCTCAATCATTTTAGAGGTTTGTGTAGACTGCTGGCTTATTCTTTCGTCTTTTGCAACTTCTCTTTCATTTTCTCTAGTTTGAAGCCCTTCTTGCTCCACACCTTTTAGTTGCATTTGAAATTCAAATTCTGTTTGCATTAACTGAACTTTTAGCGCAGCTTCATTTTTAAGCTTTTCAATATCAAATCCAACCTCAGCTTGTTTTATTTGCATTTTAGATTGAGTTTCCATTTGCATTTTTTGAGACTCTAACTGAGCTTGCGCTTCTTGAGCTTGCATTTGCATTTTAGCTTGCATTTGTTGTTCTTGTTCTCTTTGAGATTGCTCTAACTCTTGCTTTTGTTTTCTTTTTAGTTTTAAAAGCTGATTAGCCATTTTAATATTATTTAATTCTCTAATATCTATAGCGTCTTCTAAGTTTATATTTTCTTTAGATAAAGCCATTTGAATATTTTGTTCTAACATGGCTTTTTGCTCTTCATCTGGAGCCATTTCTATAAATATTCCAAAATCAAATAAATATAAATCTTTAATTTCTTCTAAAATTCTTGTATTATACTTTCCTATTTGCATAGCAAACTCATCTTTAAAGTCTGCATATTCTAATATATCAGCTGTTCTAATTGATAAACATTCAGCTAGTGTTCTTGTAATGTATAAACTTGCTTGTAATACATGTCTAGTTGCTGTATTAGAATTTAAAGCTGCTAGCTTTTGAACCCCTACTAACGAATTAGGATCTGGAGTACTTCCGTCTCTAGCTTCATTTAATCCCGTTACAGCTCTAATCATATCTAAATAATGATTGTAATTAGCAATTAACATTTGCATTTTACTAGCACCGCTATTAGATGTTAATTGAGTTATAGGAACTTTTGCATTATTAAATT